GTCTTCCTCTACGTCCTTTTCGCATTAACCGTCTATTGTCCAGGCGCTCTCTTACTCGTTTAAAAGGAAGTTCTAAGTGAGCCTTCCAAAGAGTAAAAAGAGAGGATTGAACGCCAATTCCAGAGAATAATTTACCCGGGTCAATACCAATGGCAATCGGTTGGGTTTTGTTATCGGAAGGTTCATCGGTTAGCTGGACATAGAAAATATCTAAGTCGTTGAATTTGCCGATAGCTTTTCCTTCCTTAATCCACCGTCTAGCCCGACTGGGTTTGGTGGGCATTAACGGTTTTCCGTCTTTTGAGATAACAGGAACTCTTGCCATGGAGATAATCCTTAAGAGTAAAGTTAATGTCCCTTTCCGCAACACAATCAAGATGTCTTGTCTAACAACGCTTTACCAATAAAGCTGAGAGGTAATCCGAACTAGGGAAGCATTCGGAGGTCTGTGCCAGATTGTGTCTCGATGCGGTAGTCTCTACTTGCGTCGCCTAAATTGGTTTAGGCAAGCCCCGTCGCTTTTAGGGCGGGGTTAGTGACCAGAGCCATCGAAGATTACCTTGAGTATGGTGTACTCACCACTTTCCAGACCTTGTTGCTCAACCTCTGTCAAAACTGGAGTTTGATATGTTTCGCACGGTGTAATTATAATGTACATGGTTGAATCCTGAAGGTTAACCCCAGTATAACAGTTTGAGCGTTATTTGTCAAGTCAACTCAGGACTTAGGAAGTCATAGTACCCATGTACTGTTACTCTTTGTCCGGATTCAACAAACCAGTCGTGGGCTTTCTTCAGGTGCTTAAAACTAGAATTGGGTTCACCAGAGTTAACCACTTGACGTACCTGTAGTGCGTAGTTAGCTCTTTGTAAAATATCAAATTCAGGGGGAGGGTTGAGTAGATTAATCACTTCGATAGGACTACCTTTGATGAGATTATCACTCTTATCGCCTTTTTCAACTTTTATATCCCAAATTTGGGGGGGAGAGTCAATTTTACGTTTTTCCCGTTTTAAGGTGTGAGCAAATACACCCGCCTCATCACGGAACCGAGGAGTCCATTGCGCCATACTGACCCAGAGAGAGGTGGGTTCCACAAAGGGTTCCAATAGGGCTTGGTCTAAGGTCATACTGTTGAGGACACCATTGTTAACCAAACCCATCCAGTCAGAGTCTATCGTGTGGAGAAAAACCAGTCTATTACTTTTGCTTCTTACAATGGCAGAGGCAATATCATCTGCCTCAAATTGGGGGAATCTTAAATAGTGAATAGGGCTGTTAGGGGCAGTTACATAATCTAACCCAGCTTGGTTAACCTCATACCATTCATCGGTTTTAGAGGGTCTACCACCTTTATACTCCGGGAATCCTCTCTCTCTAAGGTAGGCTTCTCTCCAGTAAGGGCTACTATCATCTACTACCACCACTGTATGGGGGAAATAAGGAAGACCAGTAAACCCCCGATTCAATGTAATAGCCCATGTAGCCTTTAACCAAGTTGAGGCAGTAGCGGCAGGAAGATTGGCTTTAATAAACTGGTACTGATGGTAAATCTGGTACACTGCTACCCTAAAGTCGTTAACAATAATAGGAGCGTTGGTAAATTCAGACATAGTTTTTAGTCCTTATAGGTCTCACATATAATATGCCTGCAATCCCGACTTTAGGTACAAATAAAAAATCAACCACTGGGTGTTATCAGTAAATTCTCGTTAACTTCATGAAACTTAATCCTCATAATCTCGCAGTCTATCCAGACAAATACGCCCAATTTGAGAGTGTAGTCACACAAATAAAAAAGTTTATGACCCTTATTGACGAAAAGATTATCCCCCAGTTCTTAGATGACACTGAGCCTTTGGGTGAAGTAACTGTAAATGGTAAGACCTATCAGGTAACTAGCCCAGAGAATCTTTTAGAAGAACAGTATATTGCCTATTTTGCTGGACGGAGCGAGGCTATGGATGCCTACATTAATATTTTTGGACAAGAGGATGAAAATGGTACTGTGGTGCTAGTACAGACCAAAGATGCCAAAGATGCTGTACGGAAAGCTAAATTGGAAGCCCAGATGTTAGCCCCCGCTCGAAAAATGATTGAGGCACTGCTTGGCCAACCAGTAGGAACCTTTAAAAGATTACGCTCTAAAACCATCATGGGTATTTATAACCATTTACAAACACTACTGGATGAAATCGGGCAAACACCAGAACAGGATGGTGTTACCCCCGTTCAACAGGAGGAATTAGATGTCCCTTTGGATTCCAAAATCGAGCAAGAGTAAATCTCTATGTGGAAACTCTAATCGATGTTTTACCCGTATTTTACAAAATGGGAATTAGCCGTAAACAATTACTATCTATGCCACATTGGGAAGTCATGAATGCTTTAGCTGGTCATTATAAACATCGGGCTAGGGACATTCTTGACATGACCGATGCTGTTGCGTTAGGTTCTGGATTTGGTGAACCAGAGGAAAAAGAAAATGCCCGCAATATGATTGTTGGTAGAGCAGGTTTCCCCCGGATTAAAACCAAAGTCCCCAAGAAATTTACGGGTAAATCTTGGACTTCTGATTTAATGGGGGCTATTTAATGTCTAGGTCTAAAAAAGATATTGTGGTGAATACGGAGGGAAGTCTACCAGATTTAGTAAAGGAGGCTATTTGTTTCTATAAGGGTTGCTACCCTGAATACTCATTCTCGGAAATCTGTCGAAGGGTAAATCGGAAGATAACTCCTTTGGATATTAATGAGGATTTAGTAGTCAGAGTTATTGAGGCTGAACCTAATTTGGTTGCTAAATACCGGAAGGGCGGGGCTGAAGCCGTCAAAATGGGCATGGAATTAAAGGAGTTAAAGTATGCTACTTTATATTCCCGGGTTCAGTTCTTGGCCGAGGTAATGGATATGGGTAAGTCTGGCTACAGTGACCAAAAAGTTACTGGTCGGGGTGACGTTATCGAATTAGTTTCTAAAAATCTTTCTGCCTCTTTGGAAGCACATAAACAACTTACTGCCATCATGTTTATGGTAGAGGGTGCTACTGAAGTAGTCAGTGAAGAAGACTATGTTGATGTCGCTGTTTACCCTCAATTCCTAGAACCCGCCCCAAATCAGATTGAGGCTAGTGCTGAATTAGCCCCCGATTCCGTTGAAAACGTTTAGTCACTAACAACCATAAAAACAACATGGTCAATATTGCCCACGGATTGAAACCCAAGAACCGCTATCAAGAACAGTTTCTACGGTCTTTACGGACAAATACCATTTCTATTGGTGTTGGTGAGGCTGGTACTGGTAAGACTCTGATTGCGATGTATTCCGCCCTTTTAGCTCTTAATAATCCAGATGACCCCATTAATAGTGTTTTATATGTAAGACCGTTTGTAAGAGACAGGGATGAGGTTGATATTGGGGCTATGCCAGGTGATTATGGGGAAAAAGTAGATTCATTGGGAACTCCCCTATGGACTAATCTTTCTGAAATTGCCCACCCTAAAGATTTCCAGAAGCTCCGTTCTACTATAGAAATTAGCCACATCGGTAATATTAAAGGAGCTAGTTTGTCTAATACCTTTATTATTTTTGATGAGGCTGAGGACGCTACTGAACGTCTGTTTAAAGCCGTGGTAACTAGAATTGCACACGGTTCAAAGCTCTGTATTATCGGAGACCCCACCCAATGTAGTTTGAAAACTGAAGCCTATTTACCAATTGCCGCAAACCGGTTGAATGATGTGGAAGGTGTTGGGGTAACTTTCTTTCCGAAGGGTACGTCGGTTCGCCATCCAATTCTGGCCAAAATTTTAGAAGCACTAGGTTAATCTAAAGTTAATCCTGAATTAAATATTAAACCACCTTGACGGGTGGTTTTTTTGTTGCTATAATAAACAGGATACCTATTTCTGGACTAAACTATGTCTAATTTATCTTATAACGGACAAATCATCGAACAGCGTCAGACCGATAACTATGTCAATCTGACGCAAATGGCTAAAGCTAATGATGTAGTGGTCTATGAATTTACCCGCAGTGAATTTGCCACGGGATACCTGAAAGCCTTACAGGAGTCCATTAACGGAAAATCTCCGCTTATAATGGTTAAAGGTTTCGGTGCTGATAAAACCACTTGGGGTCACCCTTTAGTAGCAATTGCTTTTGGTCAGTGGATTAGCCCAGAGTTCCATGTTTGGTGTAACCTAAATATTCAAACTCTGATGACTAACGGTACAGTTAGTCTGCCCCTAGTAGTACAACCTAAATTAGCAAGCGAAGAAAAGGCAGTTAAGGTAGCTGAGGCTGTCCACCACATTCAAACACTACTATCCGTCAATAACCCCCGATTAGCGCAATTCTTGATTGACCATGCTATTTCCGATTTAATGCCAAGTCAGGCTACTTTAACTGGGGATTCCTTGCAAGGGGTTGTCGAGATTGCCTTAGAAATGGGATTTAACCCTTCCCATGATAATCGGTCTCAACTTGGAAAATACGTTAAAAAGAGTTGTCGTCAACTAAGTCAACAAGAGAAACGGTTAGTCAACGGGGCAATGCGAGAGATAGCAGTTTATCCGGCAAATCACCCAGAAGTGAGAGAGGCAATAGAAGGATTTTTCAGCACTATAAACGGTTAACGATACAAAATAAAACATTAACCACCTTGACGGGTGGTTTTTTTGTTGCTATAATAAACAGGATACCTATTTCTGGACTAAACTATGTCTAATTTATCTTACAACGGACAAATCATCGAACAGCGTCAGACTGATAACTATGTTAATCTGACGCAAATGGCTAAAGCTAATGATGTTCAGTTAAAACATTTCAATGAAAGTGAGTTTGCCAAAAAGTATCTGAAAGCCTTACAGGAGTCCATTAGTCGGGATTCCCGACTTATGGAAGTTAAAGGTTTCGGTGCTGATAAAACCACTTGGGGTCATCCTTTAGTAGCAATTGCTTTTGGTCAGTGGATTAGCCCAGAGTTCCATGTTTGGTGTAACCTTAACATCCAGACCCTAATAACTAAAGGGTCTGTAAGTTTAGCCCCCGTAGAACAGCCTCAGTTACCCCCGAATAAAGTAGCCCTAGAGATTAGTCGGGACGTGCGAGAAATTACGGATAACCTAACGGACAACCCAAGATTAGCCCAATTCTTAATTGACCATGCGATTTCTGGCATTATGCCAAGTCAGGCTACTTTAACTGGGGATTCCTTGCAAGGAGTTGTTGAGATTGCACTAGAAATGGGATTTCAAGTTGACCACAGCAGTCGGTCACAGCTTGGGAAGTTTGTGAAAAAACTTTGTGGTCAACTTAACCAACCTGAGAAACGGTTAGTTAACGGCACAACACGAGAAGTTGCTTGTTATCCATCAAACCACCCTGAAGTGAGACAGGCTATAACAAACTTCTTCACTAAATAATTAAACAAAGAACCACCTTAACCGGTGGTTTTTTTGTGCCTAAACGATACCGCCCAAAATATTTTTGAATCCCCCTGCCCACTGAGAAAATATGTACTCCCCCGTTGAAGCTTTTACCACTTGTGTTGGTTATTCGGATTTTTTGTCTTGGTCTTTACTTTTCAATCGTCCGCAGTTCGATAATCTGGTAGTCCTCACTACACCCCAAGACCTGAAAACCCAAGAGGTATGTTCCTTTCACCATGTTCAGTGTTATGCTACTGAAGCTTTTTTTGCTGAGGGTCAAACTTTCGGCAAATCCCAGGCAATCGATGAATTTTTGAAGTCTGATGTCTTATCTAAAAGCGGTTGGCTAGTCCACTTTGACTCTGATATTGTACTACCACCTCGCTCAATGAATCATATCCGAAAAGAGCTTATAGAAACCGATTGTATATACGGTATTGACCGAGTTAGTGCAATAGGTTTTGATAAATGGGCAGATTATGTTAGCGACCCTAAAGTATTTTATGAACAGGAAGTCTGGCTCAGATTAGACCGTTTCCCGATTATGCCCCGTGTCTATAAGGATGGGTATTATGTCCCCATTGGATTCTTTCAAGCTTGGTACGCTCCCAATAGTGAAAATTCCTACCCTACAGTCCATCAAAATGCCGCTAGAGCCGATATGCTATTTGCTATGCGATGGGGAGGACAGAAGCGCAAATTAATCGCTAATGCTGTAGGAATCCATTTAGAGTCAGAACATGGAAATCTAGGGGTTAACTGGAACGGACGAAAAACCCCCCCCTTTAAGTCTAGAGTAATTCCAGAACAAGGAGGAGAGTCTGTCTTAGAACTGTGGGAACAAGGGGGAGAGTCGGTCTTAGGAGTGTGGGAACAATTAGAAAAGGCTTTAGAAGAATTTAAGGATATATGGTTCAGTAACTATTAACAGGCAAGAAAAAACCCCCTATACTCTAGGGGGTTAAATAAACCAAACAAGGAACAAATCTGGGTTGTGGGAGTCGAACCCACCTATGCCGTCTTATGAGGACGGTGCTTATCCGATAAGCTAAACCCAGAAGGTCTTTTGCTCCAGACCTCTTTATTATAACTTAGCCGTTATGGGTTTGTCAAGTCTAAACCAGAAAGAATTTCCTCAATCATCGGGATGTCTTCCCGTCGGTAGAAATACTCAGTGCTGACTCGTTTGCGTTTACCGTTTTTTAACCCGTAGACATGGCGTTTGGGGGGTTTTTCACCCATTAAGGTTTCCCATGCTTGAGCAACTTGAAGGCGGATTTTGCGGAACTCTGTGTTAGTGAAGTCTAAAGCCTTTGCTTCTAAATAATCCTTTAGGGAGAAATCTTCTGGTAGATAAAAGGGCAAACCCTTTAGTCCATTTTTCCACCCATCGATTTTTGGATAGACCGTGACTACTTTTTTGAAGTCCTGAATTTCTTCGCTCAACTTGTCAACTTTCCCAACTAGGCAAGTCATGACCATTTCAATGTTAGCCAGACGGTCTGAGTCGGAAACAAAACCCGTGACCGACCTAATCCAAGTGTCTATTCCAATTGAAGCAAAGGCTAAAAGACTTTTTCGAGCCACTGGATTAGCGGCTTTTGATTCAAAGCCGTAGTAGGAAATAATAGCGGCCGCCGCTTTGCTATTGACAATGTTCGCAAGATTAACACTGTCGCAATCCCCTTTAAGCGTCTGGGAGAAAACCTTACCCTGGAAGGGTTTCAAGCATTCTGGCACTGTTTTTGATTCGGGGGTTTCTTGGGAAAGATTTGCAATAACCCGACCCTCTGAGAACATACTCCCACGTTGAACCCCGCATAATCGGGCTAACGCAGATTGACTCATACCACAGGTTTTCCCGTCCGCACTGACGAAGAATTGCAATTCCATATCTAATTCGGGGACTTTAACGATTGTGGGTTTAACGGTTTCCATTTTATACCTCTTTGGTGTTTTCTGATTACTTTAACAGTATAACTTAGTTTTTATGGGTTTGTCAACTTCCTAACAAAAAAAAATCCCCAGCTAGGCTAGGGTTATTAAAGTTGAGTCAGTTTAATTAGCGATAATCTCCATCCCCTTTAATAGTACCTGCCAATTTTCGGGCAGATAGCTTTGCCATGTTCAAGTTCATTATACTGAGAAGGTTGTTAAACCCGAACAGGAGGGCTAACTCATCAAGAATGGCGAACAGGGACATTATCCGCACCTTAGACTGTAGGGTATCTAGGGATTGGTATGCTTCATCACCTCGTAGTTGTTTTTTGTGAATACCAGCGAAGAAGCCAGCATAAATTACCGCTTTTTCAAACACTTTACTCAATCTCATGACAGCATAGCGTGACGAATCTGGTCTGCCCAAAGAGTATTGTGAAAATAAGGTGGACAGTGGGGGGAGTCCCAGATGCTTAACTATTCGACACAAGTAGTAAACTACGTCCCCCAGTTCTAGGGCGATTGCCTTAAGGTTAGTGTCATCTTGAGCTATTTGGTCATTATAGCACTCGATGGTTTCAGCTAACTCATTAACCAAACCCAGAATGGAATAAGTCAGGGCTACTTCATCAGGGTAAACTGCTGTAGAGTCCGTAAACTCCATATATGAGTCTAGGTAAGCCAAATTTTCTGGTGTTAATTCAAATCGCATAGGGTTTTAGGTCTTTCAGGTTTGTATGTTCCCAGCATAACATACCGCTTATGGTTTGTCAATACCTTTAGCCATAATTAAATCTTATCGCTAGGTTAAGCCCCCATCGCCCAATCTAAGACAGAAGCGATTGAGCGTAGAGAAAATGGCAAAACCTGGAAAATTAAAATTATATTTACACCCTGGACAACAAGAAGTATTCGGAAACCCTGCCAGATTCAAGGTTTTGGTCTCATCGAGGAGATTTGGGAAAAATTTAGAAGAAAACACCCCTATTTTGACCAAAAATGGTTATAAACCGATTAAGGAAATTTTCACTGGGGACACTGTATATAATGAACAGGGTTTACCTGTAAAAGTTTTAGCGGCTACCGAGGTATTTGAAGATGATTGCTACGATATTGTCTTTGAAAATGGACAGGTTATCAGAGCAGGGAAAAACCATGAGTGGGTTTTGGAGCTAAACCGTAAGTTAGAGTCTAACACATGGACTACTGAGGAAATATTCTATTACCATCAAAACATTCAAAAGGGAAGTAAAAAACTTAATTTATCTGTTCCTCGTAAAATTTTGCATCCGTGGGAAAGCTTTTTTATAGCCGATGTAATCCCTGTTGGAAGACATCGAACTAAGTGTATTCAGGTAGAAGGAGGGATTTTCCTATGTAGTAAGAGTAATATCCCCACCCATAACTCCCGGCTATTATTGACTACTTTAATCGAAAGGGCTATTAATTACAACGGCAACTATGATAAAGCTTCTCCCCCCGTCGTTTTGCTCGTTATGCCTAGCTTAAAACAGGCTAAACAAATCCACTGGGAACCACTTGTAAATATTCTAGATGGACACCCAGCAGTTAAAAGAATTTTTAAGTCTGAATGCAGAATCGTTTTTAAAGGAAATAAACCAGACATCATCCTCAGAGGAGCCAATGAAGATAACGGCGATAATATGCGGGGGTTGAAGATATATTTTGCTGGATTAGATGAGATGCAAGATATAAAACCCATTGTATGGACGGAAGTGATTCGCCCTGCTTTAGTTGATACTAAAAATAGTACATCTTTAATTATTGGCTGTGTTAATCCTAATACAAAAGTACTAACTCCCACTGGAATCAAGGAAATTAAAGATTTTGACTCCGATACAAAAGAGAAAGAGTATTTACCCATTTCTGAGGACATCTATGGAATAGGTAGAGAGTTCCACAAAGCAGATGGCTTCTTTAACAATGGTATCGTGGAAACGAGAAAAATCTCAACCAACTATGGGTTTACTTTAGAATCCTCCCTGAACCACCCTATTTTAACCAAAGATGGATGGAAGAAAACGGGTGAACTGGAAGTTGGGGATAAGGTAGCCATAGACTATGGGATGGAAGTCTGGGGGAACATTGACCCCCTAGCTGATTTTGAAGGGACTGGGACTGAGATAAACGGCTTAAGTATTTCAGGTGGGATGACTGAGCAGTTAGCCCATTTCTTAGGGTGGGGCATAGCACAAGGGAATTTTGCCAGTGCTTTTCATAATAGCGATGATTTAGGGAAATTCCTGAACCTGTTAAAGCACTTAGGTATGCGAAAGTTTTTCCCTAATAATCAGGTGATACCCTCTTGGTTGTGGAACGGAAAAAGAGAGTGGGCTGTGTCTTTTATAAAGGGATACATAGTAGGGGCGGGTTTGAGGGATGACCAAAAAAGAATAGTCCTCAGAAGCCCGTCAAAAGAGCTTTTAAGAGAGATGCAATTACTACTGACTAATTTAGGGGTAGTGGCGTGTCTTGGAGGGGATGGGCTGGTTTTAAACGGGTTTAACCCCGGTGAACCCTTAAAAAATCAAGACTATTACTGGGATACAATCAAAACCCTTGAACAATCAGAATGTCAGACTTTTGATTTCACCATTCCAGAAACCCATTCTTTCTGGTCTAACGGGTTTATCAGTCATAATACGCCCAAAGGGGCAGGTACATTTTTCCATAGTCTCTACCTACAAGGTGGTGAAGTTCCTAATTGGGCTAGTTTTTTAAAGACAGTTTATGATAATCCCTTTATTCCCCTTGATGAAATCCAAAGAACCAAAGAGTCATTACCCGAAAAAATCTTTAGACAAGAATTTTTAGCATCTTGGGAATCTTTTGATGGTCAGATATTCTCAGATTTAGATAAGAGACACTTACTGGATGATGATGATTTACCGACAAAATTTGACCAAGTATATATCGGAGTGGACTGGGGAGATGTGAATCCTGCCCTAGTAGTGGTGGGAAGACGAGGAGCCGCTTATTTTGTGATTGATTGTTGGGAAAATCCCAACCCTAAAGCGGCCATTGAACAACGAGTCCACAATGAGAAAGCCATTGAGTTAGCCAGAACGCATGGTGTCAACCGTGGATATGCTGACCCGTCACAACCAGGAAGAATTTTAACCATGAGAAAAGCGGGTGTTCCCAAGTTAATGGAGGGCTATAATAGGGTATCAGAAGGTAATGGGGTGGTTAACACTTTATTACACCAAGATAAACTTTTTATTGCCAAATCCTGTAAAAGGGTTTTTGAGGACATGACTGCATATCACCGAGAGTCTAAAGAAGGGAATGTTACCGAGAAAGTGGCTGAAGGGCAAAGAGACCATTTTTGCGATGCTTTGCGTTACGTTTTGGCTACTTTGGAGCATCGGAATATTGAGAATATCATCGATAGTATGGGTGCAAATACCCTAATACCCAGTGTCCCCCAAGATGATAGTCTCTACGGGAATTATAATTCTGGCTATTAAGGGGCAAGGGGTTAGGCCGCTCATGACCTAAGTAGAAGACCTAACCCCGCCCACCCTATGCGATACCCTGAGAAAGTCCCGTTTAATCAGTTAGAAACTTATCACCCCGATGTACTGGCTAAAAAATACATCTATGAGACTGCTGACGATTTGTTAGCGGGGGGTAATAAGATTAGGGAAAATCTGGAGAAATACCTCTGCAAAAAGCCAGATGAGGATGCAGAAGTCTATAAGTACCGCAAAAAGATTTTTACCTACACACCTATTTTAGGGCAATGTTTAGCCCAATTAATGAATCGGATGACTGCTTCAAACCATGTTATTAATGGTTTGGGAACTCAAGGAGACGAGGGGAAGTTCTGGGCTAAATTTAGGGAATCCGTAAATGGAAATAACCAAAAAGAAAAGAACTTTATTAAAGAAGTATTTTACAGACTTTTGAAGTATGAACGAGTTTATGCAGTAATTGATATTGAATATACTGAGAACCTACCTAAAAACCGTAAGGAACAAGATGAACAAGGTTTAATGCCTTATATTGCCCTATATGACCCCTGTAAGGTAGTCCACTATGACGAAAAGGATGGACGGTTACAATGGATAAAAATTAGAGAGTTAATGACTGAATATGACCCAGTGGGTATCCCTAGAGTATACCTAAACTGGACTTTTATTGATGATAAAGAAATAAATATTTATTCGTGTCCAGTAGAATTAGCAAAAGATGGTACACCTAGTCCTGTCATGGGTTTTGACTTAGAAACTAAAGAATACATGGTCAGTAAGAAATCAACTATTGAACATGGTAGAGATATTATTCCGGTAGTTAAGATTCAAGCCCCAGAGAATCTATGGGTAGTCAAAGAAGCCATTTATTTGGTTCTAGAACACATCCGAGTTCACAATAATCTTTCCTATACTGCTAATTTGGCTGGACAGATTCAAAGACTATTTACTCCGATGGCGGAAACTGTTGATAAAATGGTGGACATTGAAGAAGCCAAACAACAAACTGGTAATCATAGAGTTTTGATTGGGTCAGGATTTAGCTTTAATGAGACTACTGGTTCAGCGATTTCCACTATTACAGGCTATTTACAAGGTATTGAATCTAGAATCAAAGATTTAGTATTTAGTAACGGTATTTCTGCTGGTACTGATAGACCAATGCAAGAGTCTGGTGTGGCTAAAAGTATGGACTTTATCAGCCAAGAACAAGCTTTGACCGCCTACGGTGAGGAATTGTTAAGATTCTTAGAGAACTGTTATAAGTTAGTAGCCTTAGCCCACGGTTTACCCCCTGATAAAGCCGAAATGATTTCAGTTTCAGGGTTGAATGAGTTCGTTCTAGATTCTGTTGATGCTAAGGTAGACCGCCTTGCCCGATTGGAAAAACTAGAAACACCAATCGCTGACACTGCGATGAGATTGGTAACTGAAGATTTACAACGAGCTTTAACTCCTAATGCTTCTATTGATGAACAAAATACTATTCAAAATGAAACTAAGGAATCCTTCAAACCAGAAGAACATTTTGAACTATCTATGGAGGAATTAAGTTCTTTAGTTCTGAATCAGATTGTATCAGTTAAGACAGCACAAGAATTGTTAGGATTTGACCCTGAAGCAGAATGGGAAAACATATCTGAACAAATGCGAAATATGCAAGAGATTCAGGCAGAAGCAGAACCAGAACCAGAAGCTGAAGGTGAAGGTGAAGGTGAAACAGTAGCAGTTGACCTTGATATGCAAATCCAGGAAGTGGCAAGTGCTTTATCTATGGCCACTGATGCTACTGTAGTTGAGGTTCTAGACGGTGTAGGATATGTTGAGGGAGGAGATAACCTACAAGGGATTTTAGATACCTTAATGGCTGAATTATCGCAGAAGTTGGAAATCCCCCTAGAGGAGGTTAAATCTATGGTTTCGGGGATGGAATAAAGTTTTGCAAAACCCTTGACAAACTCTGATAGACCGATAACATATAAACAGGGGTCAATAACCCCTAAACAATTTAGACTTTGAGGTTATCCGTATGTTGGCTTTAGGTTTCATCGCACTAACCCCTGTAGTATCTTGGCTGGTTTGGGAGAACTTGAATGTGATTTCCAGACTAATTTTGCTTAATTATATAGTCTATGGGGTTTTGGCATTAATTTGTGTAGCTACTACTATATGGCTATTTCAGATATTATTCTAGTATCTGGGGTCTAGCCCCATCGCCCAAGCCCAAATTAGAGCTTGGGTTAAAACTTTTAATGAAGAAACGAAATAATAAAAGAAAGGGGTCAGCAGTTCAAGACAAAGTAAAAACTGTAGGGGGGGCGTATAAACAAAAAGCCTTTGGGAAATTTAGTGTTTGGAGGACGTTTAAAGAATGGTTAGTCCTTCGTAACGAGGACGGGACTTTTAGAGACAAAGGAGCCTCAAAAGCCTATACCCCCAAGTATAGTGAAAACACCAGTAAACCCCAGTCAAAAGGGAAAGCAAAAAAGAAGAATACAGATAAACCCGGTCAATTAAGGGACACAGTATTAGAAAAAGTATTAAAAAATAGACCCCAAGAACAAACCACAGAAACCAAGAAGACCCCTGAAGAAAAGACTGATGGGTTAGGAAATCAGGCTTCCAAATTCATAAAAAGTGGCTTAGGTTTATTGTCGGAAATTACCGCAGGAAGAACCAGTTTCATAGGGGATAGGGATAGAGCAAACCCAAGAGGCGGGGCAGATAGAGACCTTAAAGAAGCAATCCAAACCATTAGACAATTACAATTGGATTATGGGGAAACAGTTGTAAAGGAATTGTTCAAAACCCATAACATAGCTCTAATGTCTGGAGCTAATAGAAATAAACTACTTAGAGAAATATTAAGATTACTGAAAAAATCTTACCCTGAAGTGTTTAAGGGGGATACGCCCATTAGGAGCATGGAAGAAGTAAGAAAAAGGTTTGAGGAAGAAATCAAAGATACTACTTTTGATGAAGCTGTATTGCTCTTATTGGGGAAAAGTAGTAGAATAAAAGGTTTTATTTCCCCCTTAAAGTGGGAAACCATACCTGAAAATTCTAAATTCACCAGACCCTACACGACCAGTGAAGATTTCGATAAAAAAGTCGAGAGTAAAATCTCTGCGTTTAGGAAAATGGTGGAAGATGGGATTTATGATTATGAGTTGGTATCTAGAGACAGCGAAATGAAATCTGCTATAAATACTGACCTCAGTGAATTAAACACAAGAATTGAGGATAATATAGAAAAAACAGTAGAAATGCTGTATTTCAAAGCCATAAACAGCGAACCTAAAAAGGATAAAGATGGTAACTTAGTACCAGTGGAAAGTAAAGAAGAAATCAGGGAAAGAGTTGAAAGAGCATCAGCAAATCTTATAAATTATGTCTCAGGATTAAATTCTAATTTTGAGGAGTTCAAGGGGAGATTGGTTTTAGGGAATAACTTCTCAATACCACTGGAAGTATTAAGAAAGTTACCCCCCGTGGAACTATTGCAATTTTATGAACAGATAAAATATGAAGTAGCTACAGAAAATACCTCATCAACCTTAAGGTTTCTGTCTATGGACTTGGAGTTACAAGAAGTCTTAGACTATGGCGGGAAAAGATTAGATGAGAAAAGCAGATATGAGTTACACCATGTAGAACAATTTGCTTCCTTTGATAAAGATGGGAATCCTTATGTATCCATAGAAAGGACTCAAAAGAATACCAAGAAAGGTGAGGTAGTTGAGGAAAAGTTAAAAGCTGTAAGTAGGGAAGATTTTGATAATGTTGAAGTGGTTAGAAATGAGGATGGCAGTATAAGTCATTTCGTGAAGCAGTATTATGACCTGGATGCTAAAGGCAACCTAGTTAAAAAGGGTGAAACCATTATGGCGGAATTACCCTTAAGCTACTATGAAAAGGGGTGGGAAATCCTAGAAAAAGATGGTTTTATTTCTGGGTTTAGAGATAAAGAAACACAGGAAGAAGTTTCATGGCGTAAAGCAATAGATGAAATGTCTCACACATACCAGACCTATTTGGATATACCAAATATTATACACCAGAGTAAAGGAGAGAACCCCATGTCTTCCTTGCTTCATCCCGTTGACCAATTCTTGATAACCCCAGAAAATGAGTCATTAAGAGCTAAACTCTCACGAACTAGAGAACTATCAGAAAGACTAGGATTAGACCCTTCTATTGGTGGGAAAATCGATAACGGGTTAAAGAATGGCGTAATGGGAACTGGAAAGGGGGCTATTGAGTCTAGTGTACATGATAAATTCAGGGATGAACTCACAAAAGTCAGAAAAATGCAATTATTGGATACTCTCTCTAAGGCAGTAGATGAACTAAAGGGTAAACTACCCCCTGAAGATTTTGATAGATTAGACGCAGAAGGTATATATACCTTCTACAATGGTGTTGTTTTAGCTGAACAGAACTTGCAACTGGGTTCGTTATCTGGTAAAATTAGGATAATGGAATCCACCATTGAAAAAATAAAAGAGTTTTCAGACAGTGCTACCATTAAAAAAATGGAGGATTCCTTAGCTAAACTAAAAGAAACCTACTCTAAAGGCATTATAAGTCGGGATAACTTGGAGGCTAGTCTAGAAGCCACAAGGGGGAAAATTCAGGATGAACTCAATCTCCGAAAAATTAGTGGGGGTTTCTTACTTAAAATCATTAAGAACCCTGAGCTATGGGGTCTACCCCCTGATGCTACCAAAAAACAGGTACTTAATGCTATAGTGGGGGAGATACGCAATAGAAAAGGATTAGACAATTTCCCCAGTTTTGATGACAATATGGAGCTTATAAAAAATGATTGATTTTGACTTGACCGAAAAAGAATTTGATGAAGATGCTTTTGATGATGTTTATGATGCTGTCCCCAGTGTCATAAAGTACCTAAAACTTGTCAAATCCCTTCCTGCTAACTTTTGGGATGAGGTCAAACCTTTAGACCCTGAGAAACCGTATGGGCGGGTTGAGGGCTATGCTCTAAATTGGTCTTTTAATAGAGCTAAACACAATACCCCCGATGCTTGGAGATTAATAAACGACAAAAACATTACCAGTGTAATGCCCTGGTCTATGGGTCTAGATGACCCCTTACAGGTTTATGATTGGGATGTCCGCAGGGGTTTAGCTTTTACTATTCATGAAAAATTTGAAGATGAATTTGACCTTGAAGACTTTGTAATGCCCTTCATTCATCCCCTAGTGCTACCTAAAAACTATACCTTCTGGTTGGATATGAGGGAAGCAATTAAATTTGGCAGATTGGGAGACCAAGCCTAGATACTGCAAAACCCCAGTTAATGGGGTTTTTTGGAAAGACTAAGCCTTTTTAGGTTTTAGGGGTTTGGGCTTAGGCATTTTGGGTTTCTTACAACCAGAACTTTTTTTCATGCCAAGTTAAAATATAAAAGTTTCCTATTTTAGTTTGAGCGTTATTGAAATAAAAAACCCTTAGAACTCTAAGGGTTGCAATTAGCTCTAGACGGCTAAGTATTTACGCAATCGAGGAGTCACCGTAGACCATGCGTACACCGCCAGCACCGGGTAAGCCCGTTATCGTTAGTTTTAATTCTTGCTGGCTTTGTAAACCAAAAACAAGCCGGCTACCGTTAATCGAAGTTAAAGCACCGTTGGGGAAAGTAATAACGGTATTTTCCCATGCTTTAAAAAGAGCAACGTCAGCATCAAAAGCGTCTTCAGCTAACTGAATCGTCGCATAAGTTTTACCGTTATAGGTAGTGGTAGTAGGAGCAGTAGTGCCAGGGTCAGCTACAATAGGGTAGGGTTTGATAACTACTTTTTGACCGGTGATAAGCTGACCAGCTTGGTCAGTTACTTCCGTTTTGGTCATAGTGTAGTTAACAGCGTTAACCGTGTCAGTAGCGGTTTCAAGGGGAGTGCCGAAAAGTAAAGCGATTTGAGCGGCATTAATTTCAGCAATCGAAAGTTCAAGCTTCGGCTCGATACCAGTCTTAATGTAGCCAACGGGTTTGGAGGAAATTTGGGATTTAAGTTGGAACTCATCCCGTTCAATCATGATAACCGCATCATTAAGCTGGTCATCATTAGTCAAAGTAATCTTGGAAGCACCTTCACCGATTTCGATTAGCGCAGGGCCGGCACGTTTTGCCATTAAAGTAGCCTCAAATATAGAGATTTCAAGTATGAAATTGGGCGTTAGGGAATTTATTCAACGATTGATAAGCTTAAATTAATGCTCAACGGTTGGAAATTACGGCTCAGGGGTGGGGAGTCTCTAAGCAAAATTCGATAATCTACAGCCCCAGAGTAAATTTCTAAGGAAGGAGTAAACGTGGGAGGTAAACGTCTCTCACAAAACCAGTGAAAAGCCTGTTGATTGGGCATTAAAAGTTCAAAAGGACTACTGGAGTCTAAAGTAGAAATAAGTAGTTCTTGGACTTGTCTATTTCGGAAATAATCGATACTAAAGATGGCTAAAGAAACTAAAGGATGAAGTAATTCTCTGGTAATAATCTTACCTTCCACAGAATCGGAAATAGAACTAATACAGACAATTGTTTTATTTTGTGTGAGTTCTTTTTGGCTTCGAGGATAATTATTAGAAAAAGTAATCCCTGAAGAAGGAGGAAATTTGGAGGTTAATAGGGTGAAAATAGCCGATTCTAGCTTAACAATACTTAACATTAAAAGCCTCCAATTTCCTTCTTAAGTTCATCTGAAAGGGGGCGCATTTTTGGGTCTAGGATTTCTTCCGGAATAGAAGTCTCGCTAGAAAGAAAGATAGTATCATTTGATACAGAAACAGTAACGCCCTCAGTTCTTTGGGTAACCATTTCGGCTTTTTCCAAGAGATTAACACGCACATCTTGTTTAAACCTATTAAGTTCTGAATTATTTCTTCTAATCATCGGCTAGTAACTCCTGAACCTGTGTCCAAGTATAAGGAACACCCTCATTAGAATTAACCGTAACTGGAGATAATGCAGATAGATTGTAATTAACTTCTTTTACAACAGCAGGAATAATACGGAC